CTCCACTTATTAGTGAGACATTGCGGCTCCATTTAATGGTGCCGTTCTCGCCCCTCTTACTCCTCGCCCGCGGCCGCGGCCACGGTGTTGTGCTCCTCTTCCACGCCCATTGAATGGGTCAGCTGCTCCAGCTGTAGGCGGAGCGCCGCCAGCTTGGCTTTGGCATCCTCGCCCCCTGGGACCACGGCCTCCCCTTTCAGGGTTGCCACGACTCGGGGCTTCGCGAGTAGGCTGTCGGTTGACCGGAACGCTTTGTCCATCAGCCCCTTTAGGAACGACTGGTAGTTGTCGATGTCCCGGTTGACTGCTGGATCGGCGCTCGGTCCCAGACCGCGAATCGCTTCGCTGGATGCCATCACCAGGCTGCTGATCAGGCCTGGAAGTTTCTGGATTTGCTCTAGTACGGTGCACATTTTGCTCGGATAAGACTTTACGAGGGTCCACGCGGCCCTCCGCCGGTTGAGCGTCTACGTCCAAAGTATCTTTATAAGGACTCGGCTCAAAATCACGGTTGAGAGTGGGGACCGCCCAGGGATCAGTGAGGCCATCCAGGCCGGACTCAAAACTCCGAAGAGTCTCGACATCAAAGCCTGTACGCGCTGCGGTGACTTGCAGCATGATCTCGTGATCAGCAGGATCCTGGGGCCATGAGCCTCCCACGGTGAGCCAATAAGGTTTCTCATTGTTGGCGCTCCTCCTTGAGTTTCTGGTGACTACGTCCTCGGCTGTTTCTTGGTAGAGTCTTTGGACCATTCTCGCGTATGAACCGGTTACTGGTGAGCAACCGTCGGTCACAAGATAGCCAGTGACTCTGTCGATAGCGGCACTAGCAATCGGGATTGTTGGGTCCCGAGAGGTCAGGTGCAACTTCCGCCAGGTCCGTAGGGGATCTTGGAAGGATGTTCGCGTGGTCGTTGGATCGGGAAAAACTCTAGCCAAAAAGACGACTCCCTTGTCCGGTTCACAGGCCTCAATCTTGAGGTCCATGCCTAGGTTGTCCGCTACGCGGGCCCAGTTGTTCCGGTATTTTCGCTCGAAAAGGGAATCGTCACCGAAGGCGAGACCAATGCTCCTGAAGGAATCTTCTGCTGAAAAGTCGGGATTTGTGCGCCTCACTGCGCAGTACTGGATGAAGCCATTAAGGACCGTGTTAAGGTCGCAGGTCGTTGGTGACCCGCTCTTGACTCCATGCCCAGCCTCGTACTGGAAACCAAAACGTTTCGCGCGGGCGGGGCACGTTACCAACATATCCGTGTAACCAGTGAGGTCAGCTCGAAATAATGTCGAGAAGTACCTGTGGTACACGGCGTTCATAACGTGTCTCTGCGCCCACTTCGAAACCGAGCCGTCGAAGTTGGAGAAATCGCCTTCCGATGGAATGTCCACACTGCCACAATACTCAACGACCTTGTCTGCCAGTTCGTGTGGTGTGCGTCCAGGGCAGAACCAATGTTGATTGTGTTCTGCGTGGAGCACCTCATCGCGAAAAGATAGAGTGAAGGCCGAGAATTGCAGTAGGTAGCGCATGTCGGCGAAAGAGGAAATGATTCGCCCGCACTTCATCGTGGGTTCATTCTTTACGAACGCCTCGATGAGTTTACGGGGTTTCATATCCGCAGTCTCCCAGATCTGCTTGACGGCTAGAATCTGTGATGGTTTGTCGAGTTCCTGAGCTGTACGCTCTAGTGAGTATGGCACTCCGGCTCCGCGTTCCGGCACAACCAGCCTGACGAACTCCTCAGCGAATCTTTGGATCTGCTTGCTAGGAACTTTGTCATTTCGAACCATTTCGACTCGCCTTTCGAGCGAGAGTGACAACGTTTCCCAACGTTTGATCATCGGCATGAGGTTTTCGTCTGAGACGACTGGGGCGGCATAATCGCGAGAGCTGGTTTCCGGGACTTCAGCGTCCGTGGAGGCAGGCCAGTGGACTTTTGCTCCTGCTGGACGGGCTACGCGAGCGGGATCCGGTGTATCGGCTTCGCTCTTGCGGTAGTACTGTCCCACAAGGGCCATCGTTTGGGCTTTGCTGTATCCCATGCCTAGCATGCGGCTGGTCACTGACTGCGCGCTTGACAGTCCCATGAGGATATCGAAGTCGCTCTTCAGTAATTCAACTGAGGCGTCCTCGTTCTCCCTGCCAAGACTGATCATTAGCTTGTTGTCCACTGTAACATGGACGAGTGAGTTCCATCCGGGTCTACTGGTGTCGCTATAAACGACGCGCGCTAGCTTGCGAGCATGTAGGTCAGAAGATATCCAATCCAAACGCCAAGCGGTGAATTGGGGCAAGAGCCAAACGAGAGCTCTGTGAGGACAGTCCGTCCAAGGTCGTGCATGATGGACCTTCTGGTATACGATCTTGCGTAGGCCTATAAGGGCCAAGATACGCCTCCACAGGGTGTCAGTGGGGGCGTTAAATTCCAGATGTTCGCCGGTAGCACACCAGTCCCAGACCTCATGGTTCCATGATGACCCTCCGCTAACGTCATACTTGACTACATTGTCTTGTATGCGGAAACGGGAGTCACCATCGATACCGGACACGTGTAATGGTTGAAACGTGTGGAGGATGGCTGGGACTGGCCGACCGAAATAGGCGTCTGGGTTGAGGAGGTAATAGTCGACGTCAATGCCAACTATCACCTCCCCCTCCTCAGGGGCGTCATCTTTAACGGAAGCATGGAGGTCGCCGACGGCATAGTGTTGATGTGCACGTCTGTCCTCGTCAAGCGTACGGCCGCCAGGAGAAATCTCAAACTTCTTGGCGCCAATGGTGTCAATGGCTCCAGTAATGAGGATTCTGGCGGCGTCGCGGACTGCTCCGGAAATGGGATGACCATTATCGCCTAAACGGGTCGGATTTGTGCTCTGGAGGGAATTCAGGGGATACCAGTTTGATCGCACGTCCAATCTCGTTTTGTCTATCAGGACCCTTTGCAGGGCCCTGAGGGGTCGAGAGTCGGTAACTGTAGGATAGGCGCCAATTCGCCAATACGCTACAACTGCCTCACGGTGGCGCCAAAAGAAGGCAGCGCCAGCGAAAGCTACAGCACCAAACGCCAGCGATTTGGCGTTGGTGGTGCAGTCTACATGAGGAGGAAAGGTTATCGTTACGGACATCTCTAATAAG